ATGATAGAAAAAGATTTACAAATAAAAGAATTATATGAATTAAAACATATGAATGATAATATAGAATCAGGTTTTGATTATGAAGATGGGTTATATAGAACAACATTATCTAATGTAATGTTTAAAAATGATATGACAATGGCATTCTTAAATAAAATTAAACCACTTTTAATTTATACTATTGAATCAAATTTAATAGCAAGAAATTGGTATAATTACACCGTTCATCGTTATTATAATAAACATAATAATTAAAATATGAAAGAAATACTAAATATTACAAAATTTACAGAATGGGATTCATTAAAAGAATTTCAAATACCTAATGTCAAATTAGATGAGTTTTTTTATAATATAAAAAACGCTGGAAATAAACATAAAAAAACATTGATTGATTATTATAAATCATATGAGCAATATATTGATTTAACAGATAAGAAAAAACATTTATTTAAGATTAATGATTTGTCAGGTGATATACTTGGAACTGAAAGAGTTGTGTTTAAAGCAATGATATTTGATAAAGAAGATATTGAAAATATTAGAGAAAATTTAGTAACATTTGCTATGTCTGAGTTTTATTCAGATATACCTGATTCATTAGATGTGTTTGGAATATCATTAAAACCGCTATCATATATTGATAAGGAAGCAGTTAAATACACATTTCAACAAACTGTTACATTTGATTCAACATTAAATGTTATTTCTACACTTGGTGAAATGACATATGAAAATGAATTTAATGGATATTATATTTGGAGTACAAAAAAAGATAAATTAACATCATAATATATGAGTAAATCTGAAGATATTAAATCTGAAATTGATAAAATGAGTTATTATGACTTATTAAAAAAGTTTAGATTTGCTAATTCAGGAGATCCTATATTAAGAAATGAATATTTTATTGATACAATGTCATATAAAAGATTTCAAGAGCGTAACCCAAATGAAATATCAAAAATGGTTGGTTGGGATAAAAATAAAACATTGTAACTTATGAACTTTATGAAATCAAATAATGAGTTTCAAGAAATGAAACAAGACGTTATTAATAAAGTTGATGCGTTTATTTCTAGTTATGATGTTTTTACTAGACATGTAGCACCGAAACACTGGAGAGCAAGTGGGAAATTTTTTGATGTTAAAAGATTAAAAGATGAAATAGATGATTTTAAACAGTGTACACAAAAAGATGTTGATAATGAGTTTTTTAGAAAAGAAGTTCTAACAGATAGTGAAAGAGAAGAATATGAAACTGAAAAAAAATATAATTTATGAAACATTTAAAAAAGTTTGGTAAATATGTTAAAAAAACTTCTAATAATTTATTTAATATGACATCTTCATCGTTACTTAAAGCTTTTTGGGATCATGAAGAACAAACTGAAATAGATAATATAGGGTTTATTGATAATAAAATAATCACATCATCAAGTAAAGAAATTAGTGTTAGTAAATATTATGAAGAAGGTATACCAGGAAATGTGCTAACTTATTATTATGTTTTTATAACAAATAAAGGTGATAATAAACAAAAAAAGAAAAAATTTGATAATTTCAAAGATTTTATTATCTTTGTACGTCATAATGTACCTAATATATATTTAGATATTAAAAAGTATAATTTATGATTTTTTTATATAAAATAATAGATTTTTTATTAAAACTATTTAATGTTGAAGGAAACATTTTAATTGGTGCGAGTTGGAATGATACCGAACAATCAAAAATCAAAGAATTAGGATTCATTAACAACAAATTTATATCACAATCTACATATTTAGAACTTACCATTAAAAAATATTGGAATGAAGATGTACCAGGTAGTACTGAAAGAAAAAGAAAAACTATAAATATAATTATCAATATCAATTCTATATCCACCATTATCTATAACAGGGATATTTTCTTTTTTTGTAATTGATATAATTTTACGAGCAATTTTATTTCCCATTTCATATTTTTTACCAAACCATTCATTTATACTTTCTAAGTACTTCATCTAATTTTAATTATTTTCACTATATTTATTATTTTTTAGTTTAAAAATTTAATATATAACCTAATGAAAGTCCTAACATTAAAAGAGTTTACATTAAATGAGAAAATATCTCTAATAAACCACGATAATATATTATTAATAGTAGATGTACAGTCTAATTTTAAAAAATATTTTCCAACTGATCCAAATGGTTATTTGAAGAAATTAGATAAATATTGTGAAGAATTTCCAATAGGAAATAATGGTGAAGGTGTATATCAGATTTGGGATTCAAATAGTGGATCAAAACCAACATATAAATTTAAAAACCAAGTAGATTTAGTAGAAAAAAAATTTGGAATTAAAAAATTTTATAAAAAGTATAAAGGAGGTTTCAAAGAATGGGTTTATCATATTTTTGATGAAGAAACATTGAATAGATTTTTTGCAAAGAAGAATAAATTTAATGAAGGTGATGCATTTAAAATGAAAAATGGTAAAGAATTTTTAATTTATATTGGAAATAATCACAAATGGTTCTATGTTAATGAGGAATTAGTTGAATTATTTCAAAAGTTAAGAAACAAAAAAATTATAATTTGTGGAGGTGCAGAATCGGAATGTTTAGAAGATGTATATATCGCATTGAAGTCATTTAATGTAACACCAGTTAAAAACCACCAACACATTTATAGTGCAGAAACAGGTAATTACCTGAAAAAATAAAAAAAAGTTTTTTATTTTAATATATAAATAAAAATAAAATTAATTAGACCCTTATGATAAACTATATAACTCTATTTTCAGTATTAGATCTTTTCAAAGATTATGGTATTATTGTAGCAATATTATTATTAGCAATTTTAATTGCGTATCTTATTATAAAAAATTCAACTAAAAGAATACATGATCAAGAATTAAAAATAGATTCATTATATAATAGAATAGACGAATTAATGGGAAAATTCTCAAAATCAGATATTGGTAGTGAGTTAGCTGGTAAATTTATTAGTTACGCAGAAAATGCAAATAAAATCCAAATTCAATTATATCATTTACTTCAAAATTTTGGATGTGAAAGGGTTTCAATATATGAATTTCATAATGGTGGTAAGAATTTAGCAGGGGTAGAATTTAAAAAATGTAGTAATACATATGAAGCTGTATCATTAGAAACTAAGCCAAAAATAAAAGAATTACAAAATTTACCGTTAAGTATAAATCCATTATGGAGTAAAGTATTAGGAACACACGATAGAATTAATATAGAATCAGTAAATAATTTAGAAGATACATATCTTAAACAACATTTACAATCACAGTTAATAAAATCATATTATTCAGAATTATTAGAAGATTATGACAAAACCCCACTTGGTTTTATAACATTAGAGTATTATAATAATGCTGTTAAATTAACTAAACGTCAATATGAAATATATCATGAGATTGCAATAACTATATCTGTTCTTATTAATCTAAAATAAATATAATAAATGAATCATATTTTATTTGATATTATTTTTTTAATTATAATTTTCATATTTTTATATTACATATATAAAAATATGGTAATGTCATGTTATATAAAATCAAATAAAATTATCAATATTTTAAATGAATATATTAAATTTTTAGATAAATTATACAAAATTACACAAGTAGAAGAGTTAAATAAATCAATAAAATTAATAAATAAACTCCAAATAATTTTAAATATATCACAATCAGATTATGTTATGTTTTTTAAGTATGATTATTCTAAAACTTTTATAATGTTTTATACTTTATTGTTATTAGAAAATGGTGGTAAAGTAATAAATAATAATATCATTAAAAAATTACCAGTAACAAGTAATAAAATAGTTTTAGATATTCTAAACACTAATAATGAAGAATTGCATCAAAATAATATATTAGATTTAAATTTTATGTTAAAACATAATATAAATAAAAGTTTTTATAGAAATATATTCTCATATGATGACAATCACCCTGAAGGGTTTATTGTTTTATTATATGAGAATGAAAAATCTACTATATCAATATATAAACAACTAGAAATAAATAGGATAATTGATAATATCAAATATTTAATGTAAAAAATCATAACTTTTATTTTTTTTTAAACTATTCATTAAATGAATAAATCTATTAAAAATTATATAATAAAAAATAAACTTTATAATGGTATTAATTATACTTTTAGATTTCATTTTATAAATGATAATTTAGGATATTATGTAGAATATTTTAATAGAATAAAAAATAGAGGGAAATTTGGTTTTTATATTACTGAAGATCAATTATGTACTGAAATTATAAAATTTAATAGATTAAAAAAATTAAATAAAATTTATGAAAACTTGTTATAGTGGTGGAGCCCGTGGTGCTGATACTATATTTGAATTGGAATCCATTAATAATAATTATAATGTTGTTTCATTTTCATTTAAAGGTCATAACACAAAATCTAATAATAAATTAATATTATCAGATAATCAATTAAAAGAAGGGTTTGACCATATTAAAAAAGCAAACAATAGATTAAATAGAAATATTTATAATGTTTCAAAATATATTAAAAATTTAATATCAAGAGATTGGTTTCAAGTTAAATTATCTGATGCGATTTTTGCAGTAGGTAATATAAATACAGAAAATAGTGTCTGTGGTGGTACAGGGTATGCTATTGCTTGTGCAATTGATGAAAAAAAACCGATATATTTATTTGAACAGAATGATAATCAATGGTTTTATTATGATTATGATTCTGATATGTTTGAAATTTATGAAGGTGTCCCAAAATTAACCAATAAGTTTGCTGGGATTGGTACAAGAGATATAAATAAAAATGGTGTTAATGCTATAAAAAGTTTATTTAATTAAAAAGCAGACCAATTTATATTTATTGTTTTTGTCCTATTGTTACTTGTCCAAGTGAAACTATCAGTAAAACTAGATACTATAAGTGGCACACTAAAACTATAATATACATCACCAACAACTGTATGTGGAACAGATAATACATCTGTACCATCATCAATCAATTTTGATGTACCACCAGCAACACTAATATTTGGTAAAGTTTCAATAGTATCACTAGGAAAAATAAAGTTTAAATGTTCATTACCAGCTCCAACTATATTTATGGTCACATTCCCATAACAAACATCTAATGTTATAAAGTTGCCATTTGGACACCCATTGTATAATAATTCACCTGTATTATCACTTATTCTTGTCCAAGTTATGTCTGTGTGAGGTAGAGGGTCGTCATTACATATAACATCATATGTCAACATTGTTGATACTAAACTAAAATCAATAGTTGATCCACCAGCAGCAGCAGCAATATCTTGTGCTTGTTGGGTTGTTAAAACATTTTTACTATATCTTGAATTAGAACTACCTGTCCAAGTACCACTTATAGAAATTTCATCTGGGTGGTTATTGTAATCATAACAGGTTTGTTTTCCAGATCTTGTAACATCTCCAGTTGTTCCACCAAGGTTATTCATTAAACTATCTCCTATATAAATATCATTACCAAAAATTTCAAAAAATGCTCTATCACAAGAATGAACTCCAATCATATCTGAACATGGGTGTGAATAATCAGTTTTTAATAAAAATCTATCTGGCCCTTGTCCTAAATAAATAGTTTCAATTACTAATCCATTTAAACATTCTACTGGTCCTATTGTAGTTGTTGTAGTTGTAGTTGTAGGTGTTACAGTAGTTGTGGATGTAGTTGTAGTTGGAACTATAGTAGTCGTTGTTGTTGTTGGAATTATAGTAGTCGTTGTTGTCGTTATTGGCACAACAGTTGTGGTTGTTGTTGTTATTATACTACAACCATCAGAAGAATTGTTATAGATAGAATAAGCACCTGTTGATAATGTATCCCATCCACCAACACCTGTTGCTGCTGTTACATTAGGTATAGGATCACCGTTTCTATAAGAAGTCGTTATTAACCCTATAGTCATAAATACCTGTGTCCCTATTTTAGTTATGTGATATTTATTTCCATCATTATCCAACATGTACCCTAAACTATCATCAGAATCATCTTTCAATAATATAATAGGTCTACCTTGTTTCTGAGTAACATTAGATAATGATAAATTATCTGAATTATTTAAACTATAGTTTCGCCATAATGATCCAGCAAGAGTAGAAGACATTAAATATCCATTAATCAATATTCCATTAAATACTCCTAGATCAGTTCTAGTTCCTGTTCCCCTTATTGTTAATTCAGAGCTATTTGTTGGAGACTCCCCAACTTCCCAATAATTAGTATCAGTATCTCTCATTTTTGCACCAGCAACCCCTACTCCTCCTAGTGTTGAGACTAATGTGTTTAATTCTGTTTCGGTAGGGATATGCCACCCAGAAGGTGTAATATTCCTAGCGTCAGATATGGCAAAATAATTATATAGATACGGGAAACATATTTCAGAAAATGGTTGTGTGGTTGTAGTTGTCGTTGTTATATCTGATGTTGTAGTTGTTGTAGTTGTGGCATCTATCGCCCACAAATAAACCATTTTACCATCATTACTAGGTGAAATAGTATTCCCCGAAAACTCAACTTCCCAAGGACCAAGTGTTGGGGGTGAACTAATTGTACCACCAGATAAAACAACTAACCATAATGACATATAAAAAAGTATTTATATTATATATAAAAAAAGTTCTATTTCTTTTTTGTGTATTAACATATTATTTGTATATTTGTACATATAAATAACTGAATTATGGAATTGAATAGAGAAGGTGTTTACAAATTAGAAAGTATTGAGAACATTAAAGCGTTTATTTTTGCTGGAAAAGCAACATTAACTTTGGAAAGTAAGAGAACTGGAACATGGTTCACTTATAAAATTAAAAAAGCTAATAAAGAAGAAGATTCACCTTATTTTGTATCTGTTCTTACAGGTATGAATAATGATTCAGCTTATACTTATATGGCTACTATTTTTAATAATAATGGGGTTAATGTTTTAAGATTAACAAAACATTCAAAGATTGGTGAAAAAGCGATATCATATAAAGCATTTAGTTTCTTTTTTAGTTTAATTAATAAGAATAAATTACATAAAGAAATTAATATTTACCATAGGGGTGTTTGTGGACGATGTGGTAGATTATTAACTGTTCCTGAAAGTTTAATTAATGGTTTAGGTCCATTTTGTAGTGGTAAAGGAGCAACACGAAAGAAAAAAGAATTAATACACACATAATGAAAAAATTAAAACATAAAAGTAAACAATTATTAAAATCTGAGATATCAGATATGATTAGTCATATTGATTCAAAAGATAAGTTAATGGATTTATGGTTTATTATTGATGAAATTAAAAATGATAAAAAGAGAATAGATATTTCAGGGACTGGTACAATTGATGAATGTGATCATTGTCATGCTAAATATTGTGTGGGGGTATCAGCGTTTGATAGAGATTCCAATAATTTGGCGATATGTAACGAATGTTTAATTAAATATTATAATATAGATGAATAGAATTAGTAGAATAAAAAGATGGAGTATACAAAACTTCAAGCGAATTAAAAATAAAGTTAATTGGGTAGCTGTGATTGTTATTGGTGTGTTGCTAAATATCGCAACAGTAATTGATGGGGATTGGTTTAATTGGAAAATGAATCTAGGGTTATTGTTATTAGCAGTATGTGCAGCTTATTATTATGATTAAATTTATAAAACATATAATAATTGATTTGTTTTTCGTTGCAATATATCTTATTTTATATAAGACACTTGGATTTGAACCCACTGTTATTGTAGCACTGGCACAAATATGCTCACATTTAGTGCAAAGTAAAGTATCTAACGCTACACCAAGCGTTCATACCATATATTCACCCCAAAAGAATAAAGTTAAATTTTAATGAATTTAAAGCATCATCAAAAATATCTACTTAATAAATTACATCAACACGATAAAAATATTATATTTTGGCAACCTGGTATGGGAGTTTCATGTATATTAGATTATTTTATATTGCAGTATACACAAAAAAATAAAAATAAAAAAATTTTTATTTTATCTTATACTAGAGCACAATCTAAATATAGAATGAGACAATTTTTTCGTGATGTTGATCTTTTTTCTAATAAAAATTATTTTACTAATATTAAAAAAGATAAAATTGAATTAGTAAATAATAATATTGTTAATTTTTATTTAATGGATCAATCATTTGAATATTTTTTATATGGAACTAAACCAGATATTATAATTGTTGATGATATTAGATTTTCTTTTAATTCAAAAAAAATGAATATTATAGATATATTTACTCATAATTGTAATTGTAAGGTAATATTTACATCAAATAAACTTGATTTAGATTTAATAAAATTTTTTGATTTTAACAATGATTTTTATATAAATATTATGCCTTATAATTTTAATGGTGTATTTGTAAATGATACTTATTATAATGATACATTAAAAAAGTTGTCATATAAACCAAAACATTTATTGGATTTTTATAATACAAGATTTGAACGAGAAGAAAAATTAAAAAGATTAAAAAAGTTATCAGATGGAATCTAATTGTGAACTTTGTGATAGAGTGAAAGAATTATCTTTTCATCATTTGATACCTAAAAAAAACCACACTAATAAATTATTTAGAAAATTATATAGTTTAGATTATATGAGAACACATGGATTAAATTTATGTAAAAGTTGTCATAAGAATATACATATTTTCTTCACAGAAAAAGAATTGGGTAAATATTATAATACCAAAGAGAAATTGTTAGCAACTGATAAAGTTAAAAACTTTTTAAAATGGGTAAAAAAACAACATTAAATATTTGGTTCTGGTTCAGAGTCGTTAATTAGAGATTTAACTTGCTCTAATTCACCCTTTTTAAACGTATATTTATCCCCATTAGTATCAACATATCCAGTGTTCATTAATGTATTTAATTTATTTTCATCTGTTTTTAATTCAACTGAAGAATCATCTGAAAATATACTTATTTCAATATTAGTATCTAGATTATTTGTGTTTATGTTTGTATTATCATCATAACCATTATAATTATCATGACCTCTATTTTGACCACCATATCCACCATAATTATTATATTCACCATATCCACCTTGGTTATTGTTTCTGTTACTAGGGTTAATATTTTTTACTAATTGTGCAGCATCTTTAATTGATGGTCTTGATGTTTCTGACCATAAATATCCTAATATAAGAGGTAATCCTGATGTAAAATATACAGCAAGTGCATATAAATCTGTTTCAACAATAATACCAAATATAGCTAACGCTATCCATATTACCAAAACGATATAAGTTAATGTTAATCTTTTACTTTCTCCCATTTTCATAGATAATGGCACGGGTGTTTTTTTATCAGGAGATCTATATCCATCAACTTTTGGTAATTTGTCGTTATTGTTAGAAATTATACTTTTTATTATATTTGGCATAAGATAATTTATATTTTTAGTTATATATAAATATTTTATAATTTAATTATAAATATTTAATAAAACTCCAAAATTTTCTATTTTTTAAATATTCAAGATCATATTCATTTTTATATATTATTCTACAATTGTCGAAAAAGTGAGGTATTTTTCTATTTTTATTATTCTATCAAAATATTCACTACCAAAATTATTATTTTCGGTGAAATAAACTTTTGGATCAAGAATAATAATATTTATATTAAATTCTTTGGTGAATTTTTTAAGTATATTCATTGCATAATTAACATTATCAGGCTCCATACTTGAAAACACTTCATCTAAAAATAATATATTTAAATTTCTCATTTTTAGGATTAATTTTAAGTATGACAATGCAATTGCGATATTAATCTTTTTACTTTCTCCCATTGAAAGACTTTCAGGATGAACCTCTATTATCATTCTTTCAAATATATTAACATTAAATTCTTCATCAATTTTGATGCTGTATGTTGATTTTAAATCATTTAGTATATCACATAAGTAAACATTGATAGGTTTAACAATATTTTTTATAATACTTTTTCTTACACCATGATTTGAAAAAATACCCTTTAGTTCTTCTTGAATTGATATTTTGTTATTTAACTCAGATATTTTGTTATTGTTTTCTATATTATTAATTTCTAATTCAGATATATTTTTTTCTAATTCTTCTGTTGAATCATGTTTTTCTTCTATTTTTAGTGTTGTAATTTTTTTAGTTATATTTTTTAAGTCATACACTAAATTGTTATATTTCGTTGTATTGTCGTTTCGTTGATTTTGATAGGTTTGTTTTTGGTTATAAATTTTAGTGATATATAAAGTTAAATTATCTTTTTTATCATTTAATTCTCTATATTTATTATCTAACTTATTTTTTTCCTCTAAAATATTACTTAAGTTATGTTCATGTTTAGTGTTATCTTTTAAAATTGTTGAGCACGTTGGACAAACACCTGATTTATATACTTTTAATTTTTCGTTTAAATTTTTAATTTCAATTTTAATTTCAAGTATATCATTATGTATTATATTTTTTTGATTCTCTATATCTAATCTTTTTTTCTCTATATTTGATATTTTAAGAGAATATTCCTTTTCTTTGTTTTTAAGATTTAAGAATGGTTCTTTTTTTGAGTTTTTTAATTTATTTAATTTTTCAATTTCTGATTTTCTATCAATAACATTAGAATTTTTAATTTTTTCTATGTTTTCTTTTAATGTATTTATTGTTAGAGTGTTTGTGTCTAATATTGCATTATATTTTATTTTTTCTTCTTTATAATTTTTTATTAGACTATTACTTAATGATAAATAGTCATCAAGATCTTGTAAGTTAAATAATTTGTTTATTATTCGTCTTTTTTCATCTGGTGTCAAATCTATAAAATTAGCAAAATCTGAAACTGACATTGATATGAAACTTTTATATGTTTCAAAATCAAACCCAATTATTTTGTCTCGTTCTTCTTTTTTGTAAGTTTTAAATTTTTTGGATTCATCTGAGTCATTTATGAATATCTTAGCTTTATTAGGTGCTAAATTTCTTTGTATTCTTATATTATCTGATAAATTGTTTATGAAATTAATTTCTGTTTCTAAATTTTTATTAACTCTATTTGGTAATATTGATTGTGTTGCTCTTTTCCCATTTTTACCTCTAACTATACCAAATAATGAAAAATCGAATGATTGTTGCAATGAAGTTTTACCATTACCATTTTTACCTGATATTAGTATTAAATTACCAGTATCAGTATCAAATTCTAATGTTTGTGTGTTATTACCAAAAGATTTAAAGTTTTTTAGTGAAATAGACTTAATTATCATAATAATTTATATATGATAATATTTAAAATGTTTTATTAAAATTATTTTTCTTTTTTACTTAATCTGAATGTTGTAGCTTTTTTTCCATTAATCGTAGGCATCCCATGTTCATCTTTTCCAATTTTTTTAACTTTGGTTTTTTTATTTTTCCATTTTCCCATAAGGACATTATCTCCAACTTTAACATCTATGGTTATTTTTTCTAAATATTGTTTAAATGTTGTTATCATATTATTCTTCATTAAATTTTTCACATAATGTAGAACTTATGTCAGTTAATGTTGTATTTAATAAATTTGGGTGATATATTCTAATTCTTAATAATTTATAACCATCATGTAATTTTATAACTTTGGCTATATATTTATCATTATAAAGAATTATATCTCCTACTTTAAATTGTTCTGTGTTTTCGTTTAATTTATAAATTTTCATATTATACTATTTGTTCATTTAATTTTTCAAATCTCCATTTGAAGAAAAAGTAATCATTACCTTCTATGTGAAATGTATCACCTTTATATTTTAATATAACATAAGGTGTGTTACTTGCGGATTTATTGTATCCTAAAACTTCTACAACTTTATTAGATTTCATTTCATATAATTCACCCATTTTATTTTTTACTCTATTATCTTCTTTCAAATTTTTATAAAGTCCTTTTTCTGGGATAAACCATTTTTCTAGTTTTTTGTAAAAGTAATTTCCTAATCTAAGTTTATATTCAACATCAAATCTGTATTGATATTCAGGTGTATAAAATATTTCAGATTCAAATTTAGGTTTTGATAAACTATTAAAGTTTTTTAATACACCAAAAAATTCTTCTTCTCTATATTCATATGATATAAAAACATCTAATTTTAGGTTATTATTTTCAAACATTCTTAATATTTTTAAATTTTTATAATCATTAATATCTTCTAGAAATGGGTTTTCTTCTTTATATATCATCCCAGATTGACCTCTGACTTGTTTCATTACTCTATCTAAATTTGCAACTAAACCTGATTGTCTAGCATAAAAATCTGTGTAAGGACTATCTTGATAATTATAATATGATGAACTTGGGTCTTGTGCGAAAGCAAACTGCCCTCCACCACCTTGTGTTCCCATTGGCTCGATTCCGAATTGAAACTGCATAAATTCGGAGCCTTCTTTTATTAACTCTGATCTATTAAGAAAAGTGTATTTTGAATATTTTAATACTTTCATGTTCTTATATATAAAAATTTGATTTGTTTTTTTTATATATATTCTGAGGAATTAATAAAAATTTATATATAAACAAAAAATAAAGATATGTCAGAAAAATCAAATAAACCTAAAAATACAACTAGAAAAATAACAAAAAGACCAATTGTGAAAAATAAAGATGAATTAGTGACTGGTGATTATAAATATAAACCAGAAAAAGATGAAAAACTTATTGTTGATAAACCATCTGTCCCATTATCAAGGATAAATAAGAATGTGTCTAATAGTATGATAGTCACAAAATCAAATAAAGAATTATATGAATCTTATATTAAAGATTTAAGAAATTTTTCTTTAAGTGTGAATGGGGAAGTTATGTATGATTCTAGTATTGACAGATCAAAAAACAATCCGTTATTATTTGATAATGATTACTTTGTGTTATATGGTAAAAAATATTCATATAATGGACTAAGAATACAAAAAATTAATTAAATACTAAATGAAATTAAAGAATATACATAATCGTAAAGATTTTATAAAAGTAGATGAATTTTTTGGTGGTACATCTGGTGGTGCTGGTGATAAAGATGGATTTGCTAATAATGCTAAATTAAAAGATACTTATTTAGGTAAATTAATAGATGGTATTTTTGGTGGAATTAGTAAACTATGGAAAAAATCTAAAGAATATTTTGCTATTAATAGACTTATCGCACAACTTATTAATGAATTATTTAGAGGTATAATATTATTTTGTTTTTCTAATAATATTAGTTTAGATGGAAAATGGGAAGATTCTGATGTTGACAAAGGAATAAATGGTGCTGACATAGATGAAAACACAGGGGACTTAATTGATAGTAATGGTGAAGATGAAGATGAAGATGAAGGTGAAGAGGTTATTCATGATCCTATGGGTGATTTAGAAGCTGATTTTGAAGAAGAATTGGAAATAGATGATGATCCAACATATGATGATATAGATGTTGAAGGTGATAACATTCAAGAAGAAGAGGAAGATTATAGTAAATTTACTAAAGCTGAACTTATTGAAAAAATAAAAAGGATTACCGAAGGTATTAATGAAGATTCAAAAAGAATAAGAGATAAAAAAGGTCAAGTTAAATTTGATTCAAATCAATTAAATGTTAGAAGTTATACTATTGCAGAAAAAAATGAAAAAGTAAAGAAGATTAACAAATTAAAAAAAGATGTTATTTTTTTAAGTAAAGAGTTAGAAAAAAGCAAAAAACAATTAATTAAATTAAAAGAAGCGTTAGAAAAATTTAATAATAGTGGAGATACATCATTTGATGTTTTAAGAGTTGCGTGTGAAAAGAAATATAGTTTTAATCCTAAATCTGAATATTTACCAACTGAACCACCTGATTTTGTTGATATTGGATCAATGTCAGTAAAAGATTTTACAAATAATTTATCTACTATAAAGTATCATTCTGAATACATTAAAATTGATCAAGAATTTACCGTAGTTGATGATAATGGTAAATTATTACATATAAAAGTTTGGAACGTTGACAATTCAACAAACGAAGTATTCTTTTATGATGATGGTAAATTGAAAAAAATAAAAGATGTTAAATTATTACCAAAATATTTTCCTAAACTTAAAGAACCTAAGAAAAAATGTTATGATTTTTTAGATAAATACATAACTCTATATGAAACAATGGGCGATGATAGAAAAGAAAAAATGGAAACTATTTATATGCAATATAAAGTTATTGATGAAATAAGTAAAGTTAGACGAGTTTCAATGATACAAGAAACTATTGATTATGCTGATGTTATATTAGAAAGTTTAGTTAAAATAAAACCTGATAATCCTAAAGCTGGAAATACAAATGTTGGAAGAAAAATTGCTATGTCAGCAGGTGTTTCATCTGCTAATGTTGGTGATATATTAACCAAAAAAGATAAAGAAAAATTTAAAGATAAAGTTGATTTATTTAAAATAAGTATCAAGAATATTAATTTAGCAGAAATAGAAAATACGATTGAAAAAATAGAAAAAACTGATCCTGATATAAAAACTAAGGTTGCATCATATGTTAATCCTTATAATTTAAAATCAATTCAAATTTCAGCACAACAATTAATGGATAAGGGTGATGAAAAAGATAATTCATTAAAAATGAAATGGGATAAAGAGTTAGCTGATACATTTGCATCATTTAATGATATTATGAATGTAGAATCAATTGATATAACTAAGGATAATTTTGGTGGTAAAGTACCAAATAACGATAAAGTTACTAAAGATTCAAGTAAAATGACGAATGAAATTAATATTCAAATAAATAATGCTAAGATAATGGAAAAATTACCAATTGATCGTTATAATAGTTTAACTTATAGCAATATGAAAAATGGAGATTTTTCATATTATGCATTTACATATCCAAACTTAGAAAAAGTATACAATACTTCTTTATCACCAGTTAGTTCTGTGTTTAAAGATTTTGGATTGTTGTGTGTTACATCGTGTTTCTCTGATTTCAATGAAAATAAAGTGGTTGAAGATGATAGTTTTAAAAATATGTTTATATCACCTAAATCTGATGAGGCAACAACATCAAGTGATAAAGTTAATGTTTATTTATTATTTAAATATGACCAACGCTTCCCGTCTAGAAATAAACCAAGACCAACAAAAATGTTTGTATTAAATGAATATATAATTAATAGTAAGAGTTATTTATCTATTAAAAAAGTAGCTAATGGATCAAAAAATGTTGCAATTAATAAAAATTCAATTACTAATTTAAATAAAAAAGAGTTCATATTTAATATAAATTCTATAAGTATTCACAAATTTATTTCTAGTGAATTAAATTCAGTAGCAAGTGAATTTAATATAGTTAGATCTAAAGATCCATCTATTAACACAGACTTTAGAGTTATTTCAACTCAACCAGCGTTTTTAGTTGATGATATGTCTGAATATCTTAAAAAATTAAGTGAAATGTTAAAATGAAAAAATATGGAGATTTTATTGTAGAAAAATTAAATGCTGAGTTATTTGATAATAATTTTAATGTTGTTGCGGAAGAATTAGATAGTTTCTGGAATAATCTTAAAAAGAAAGTTAACGAAAACGTAAACACAGTAGATCCAAAGGATGTTAGTATTCATAACCAAAAGATTTTAGATTATAGAAAAAGAGCTGATGATAAACCACTTGAAGATGTCAAACCCCTAAGTGGAACTAAACCAGAAGTTAAACCAGAAGTTAAACCAGAAGTTAAACCAGAAGTTAAACCAGAAGTTAAACCAGAAGTTAAACCAGAAGTTAAACCATTATCAAATAGACAACTTAATTTTGGAAAAGATTCAACTAAAGATTTGGGGTATAAAGTTAAATTAGATAATTATAAAGATCATCAGAAAAAAATTCAAGACAAACTTAAACAAAGAGATATTAATAAAAAGTTAAGAGCAGAAAAACGAAGAAAGCAAGAAGAAGAAAATAAAATATTATTTAATCAAAAACAAGAAAAGGAAAGACAAAAAAATAACCAATATAAATAATATTAATGCTAAACCTAAACAAATTAAAAAAGATCCTGTAACTAATGAAACATTTAAAAAAATATAAAATATTTACTGAGGATATTGATAATCCAAATACACCTCAGGGTTATTTAAATTCATTATCTAAAAAACCAAAATTAAAACCAAATAATCAACCACAACAAAAAAGTAATGACCAAAAACCAACAGATGAAGTTGATGATATTTTAGTTGATACAGAACAAAAAAAGAATGATATTATTGTAAAGAAAGACACAATAGAAAAAGGCTTACTTAATAATATTAGACAATTAGAACCAGAAAACCAAAAAGAAGTTAAACAGCAAGTTGACGATTATAAAAAACAAGTTGTCGAATTTGATAGAACAGTTACACAAATTGGTAAATTAAATAAAACTTTAAAGGATTCTAATGTACCTGACAAATCAAAATCTCAAACACAATACGCAAGAGTAAAAAATAGATTATAAAATATAAATGTCTAAAATAGATAAAAAATATATAGATTCACTTGATAATTTCACTCAGGCATTAGAAGAAATTGTTAAAACATTAAAGGAACAACAAAAATCTAATAAATCTGATGTTATTAATGAAATGCTTAATAATACACCTATTAATAACATTAATAATGTAGTTAAGGATCTCAAAAAAATAACAGAAAAGGGTTTTGCTGATATTAAGTCTGACAATAAAACTATAATAAAAGAAATTAAAAGTATCAAATCACAAAAAGAATCTGGGATGTTCGATAGAATAGAAGATCCTAAAAATAAGAATAAAATTGTGGATGGTATTAAGGTGGTTATGCTAATTGCTGGTGGTGTATTAGCATTAGGTATGGCATTTAAGATTATAGGTAAAGTTGATTTTATGTCAGTTATCGCATTATCTACTGCAATGTTAATGATGTCAAATGCATTTAGTAAGATTATAGATATAAAAAACATATCATATAAAAATGTGTTTATTACTGCTTCAGTGATACCTATAATGGCATTAGCTCTAGCTGCATCAGGTTTTATATTATCTATGATACCAAAAGTTACATTAGCACAAGGGTTATCAATATTATTAATTGCTGGAGCATTAGGTGTTGCGACTTATTTATTATTAAATGCAGTATCGAAGATTAAAACAAATACATTGTGGATGATTCCATTATTACCTGTCATATTACCTATGATAGCATTAGGTATAGTTGCATCATCATACATATTAAAGAATACTCAACAAATGACATTAATGCAAGTTTTTTCAGTTGCATTAATTGGATTGGCATTAGGTGTTGCAACAATAGGTATAGCATTTGCTTTAAAGGCTATGAAAAATGTTACATGGAAAGAAATGTTAATGTTACCTCTAGCTATTCCACTTATAGCAGGTGGAATTGTACTTGCTAGTTTAATTTTTAATGGTTTTGTTCCAATAAAAGACCCTATTAAGTTGTTAATTGGAAGTGCTGTTATTGGTATATCTATGTTATTTTTCGTTCCAGCAATTATGTTATTAGGACGATTAAAAACAGCTGATTTAACTAGAGGGGTTATTGCAATTTTACCATTAGCAGGAGCAATGATATTAGCAAGTATAATATTTAACAATTTTGTACCAATATCAGATCCTATAGGGTTAGCTATTAGTAGCTTATCTATGGGGTTATCTTTACTGTTTTTTGCTCCAGTAGTTTGGATATTAGGTAAATTAGGTGTAAAAACAATGGCGCAGGGTGTTTTAGGATCATTAGTTGTTGCTGGTGGAATTTTAGGTACAGCTTACATATTCTCAATATTACCAGATAAAATGAAATATCCAGACATTAGTTGGACTATTGGTGCAGGATTAAATATATTAGGATTTGGTATAGTTGCATTGGGTATAGGATTATTAATAACAGCGTCAGGTGGTATAGGTGCAATTGCATTAGCGGCAGGATTACTTTCAATATTAGCAATTGCTGGTACAATAGTTGGTGTAGCTGCAATATTAAATAAAGGAGATTATTCCAAATTTCCACCATTAGAATGGGCAATGGGAGTAGGATTA